AAGTCCTCTTGCAACTGCTTGATCCATTCCCGCTTTAACTTCATAGAAACCTTCTCTGGTTCGTACTCCTGTTAAAAATCTGTGGTCATTTAAATCACCATCGTTCTGTAACAATCCAGCTGCAAGTGAGTCTGTCCTTGCAATAATGAGTGTGTCTGTTCCCATAATATCCGCAGCTAATCTTGCAGATACCAATTTGTCAATCATGTCTTGAGTAGAGACTAAAACTTTTCCACCCATATGTCCACACTTCTTTGCAGACGATAATTGATCTTCGATGTGTACTCCTGCAGCTCCCGCTTCGATTAGAGCTTTCACAAGTTCATGAGTATTGAGAACACCACCAAAACCCGATTCTGCATCTGCAACAATCGGTAGGAAATAGTCAACCCATCCTTCAGGTCTAGGGTCTTGGAATCCTCCAAGTTCCATCCTTTGGATTTGGTCTGCACGTTGAAATGTATTGTTGATTCTTTTTACTACTGTGGGTACACTACTAACTGAATATAGTGATTGGTCAGGATACATTTGCAAACTGTCATTTGCATCACCTGCAACTTGCCACCCTGAGAGGTAAATTGCATCCAGACCCGCTTTGGCTTGTTGCATGGCCTGATTTCCAGTTAATGCACCTAATGCACTAACATATTTTTTCCTGTGTAAACTATTCCATAATTTAGTTGCACCTTCCTGTGCCAAAGTGTGGGAAATTTTAATTGACCCACTCAGTTTTGCAACATCCTCCCAAGAATAAGGCCTCTCAACAGAGTGCCATCTTGGTTCTTTAGACCATGCCATGATTTATTCGTTAGTTAAATTTTTCCTTATAATAATATATATAATTTTAATTTTTCTGCAATTTTAATGTTTCGACATATTTCGCAATTGCATGGGTTAAACCATCCGTTTTACTTATCAACCCATTGTCATTATCTGGGCCCCAATCCAGAGTTTGACTATCTATAAAAAGTCCTGTGTGAGCATAAGGCCAAGGAGGAGTAAAAGGGATAGGATCGCTAAGACGAACCACCCGCCAATGAGTGGGTTGTCCACCAGACATAATTTCATTACTGACTTTTGGTGATCCGTAAGAAAAGACTTGAACATTGTGACCCTTTTTGTGTAACCACATTCCTATGATTTGTGCTATTGCACCACCCAAACTGTGTCCTGTAACGTGTACTGTTTTTTCTAAACTTGATTCATCTATACCAGACATGACTGATATAGAAGCATCTCTAAACCCCTTGTGAAGGCGTATTCCTAAGTCATCATCTGTTACCAAACGTACATCAATATCTGACTGTACGTTCTCTGCATTTGCAGTTCCCCTAATAACGATAATGGTTATCCCATTATCTTGTTTAACTTCAAATGCAACATTATCTTTTTCACTACCACCACTATCGTAAATGGTTTTACAATATTCTGCGTGTTCAATGAGTAAATCTAATGAAATTGGTAGGTTAGATTTATCACCACTACCTAAATCATTATTTTCATCAACTTTACTTTTTGCACAACTAATGAGAATCAGGCTTATCGCCAGACCCATTAGTAATTTCTTTATGTTTGTTCCAAGATGTCGCACCTAATATTGCTCCAAAACTTAAATGTAGCATGGCACCCCCTTGTAATGTAAGAGGCACCCATCTACTTGTGTTCATTTTTATTTCATCACTCATCAATGTCATACCTATGTTCCACATTAAAGGTGCAATAAAAAAGTCTACTACACAGAGAAACAGATAAACATAGGCCGCGTGTTTTTGCCAATCAGCACTTGATATTTCATTTATTTTCATTTACCCAATTCTTTTTTAGCAACTTCTCTTGTGTATACTTCTAACTCTATAGGAGCATCCCACATTTTTACTTTCCATCCCTGAGACTTAGCAAACTCCATCAATTCTACTTGTTCTGGTGTCAAAGAATTTTCACCTCTTAGTAGTTTTAGTTGAAAAAAGTGAGCAGTTTTAACCTTAAAGTTATTGACTACTTGTTCATCCCACGAATAATCGGTATCTCTTTTCTTTGCATAACTCAACATAGCTGAACTGAAGGTATCAATGTTTTTCTTGATAACCTTTTCCATCCCATCTATATAATCTTTTATTATCAGTTTCATGGTCTTAGGGTCAACTTTTCTCTTTGCCATTGACCATAGTTGCCATATTGTTGCATTATCTTGAAACTCACCTTTTTTGAGATATTTCTTAACTAAAGGATCAAACATCCTTTGAAGGTCTTTCTCCACCTTATTAAACTTTGTCCATCTTGAAGTTTCTTTAAGGTCACTTATAGATGTCCATCTTCTACCAACTCTATCTATATGACTCATAATATCACCTTTAGCTGACAAAAGAACATCTGCATCCATCTCTAATACTGAATGAACACCACCTTGAGTTGCAACACCAACATCCATATAACGAGATTGCATATAGAAAAATGCAGATATTTGTTTTTTCTGTCCTTGAATTTTTGCAATATTCCTAATCCCTTTTCCATCCGTTGTATGAAATACTGTTGCTCTAAGTGTTTCAGGCCAGATTCTTTTATACATGGATGAAGATATTGGGATCATCAGTTGGTCATAATAACCTATTCTTGGAAGAAATAACAAATCAGATAGACTTGTTCCCCTCTCCATTCTTTCGTTTAGATGTTGTTTAAAGGTTTTCATTTATCGTCTATTTGATAATTAAAGGCTTTGGTATCTTTACCTGCGGGTTTTGCCATAGGTCTTAACCAGACATGAATTACCATTTCACCACTTGGAGTTGGAAATGTAAAGGTAGGTTTACCCTTTTTCATTTTATGGTCATCAGTTGCATTAACTGGATGTTTAGCAAGTTTTCTTTTCTTTATCTCATCACTAACATATCGGTCTTTCTCATCAGCTGTGAAGAATTTTACCCTACTAACTTCATTAAATGTTTTCATTTAGACCCTTCCTTTTTTAATCTACTTTTTTCAGCCCTACCTCTATTTACAGACTGATCTTCAAAACCTACAATCTTTCCACCTTTATGAGATGCATCCTTTTTATCTCCATTACCATAAGTTCCTTTATCCCTATTATACTTTACAAGTTCTGCACGATACTTAATTCTCTCAGGTGAGGATTGAAACTTCTTATACTCGGCTTTATAGTCTCTGGTGTATTCTAGAAATGTTTTCATACTTCTAACTTCTGGTTACTTGTTTTGAAATCCTTTTTCCTCATTACAGTTTTTGCAACAAGGTCTAACATATTACCCTTGAGATTCAGAACAAATGGCATATTGACATCTGTTTCCATATCATGGATAACTGCTTGTGCATCTGGATTCATCTTTGCAATTTTCTTACCATACTTCTTGTAGGTCAAACGAAACAACCTAATCAGTTCTGCTTGATTAATGGGTTTCTTGTTCCGTTCATCATTTACCCTGTCAAGAAAATGTCTAGTAAATTCAACATCAATCCCCACAGCTGCAAATAACTTATCTGCATACCTTTCTATCTGGTCTAAGTCAGACCTAGATACTCTTTCGGTAAGTTGTCTGAGTTTCAATTCTTTGTCGAAAAGAATATCTCCCCATTCTTCTTCAGTAAATGCATATTCAGAAAATGATTTCATCTTATACATCACCTATTTCTCCACGAGCTGCAGAGTCTACCTTATCTTGACTCTTTGCCCACTTCTGAGCTTGGGCTTTGTTTTTAAATCCATCAGAAACTGGCATCCATTTATTGTTCCCCACATGACCCATTACATACCATTTCTTGTCGTGTGGATTTTGTGAAACAATATACTTGGAATTTGCTTCTTCTAGATACTGTGAAAATGTTTTCATTTATTCAACGATTCTAAAGTTGCAATGAGTTTCTTTTTAGTGTGTCTACGATCTAGCTCAATACCTAGACCACGACCATATTCTTCTAATTGTTTTTTGGTCATCACATTCAAATCAACTGGAATTTCAACTTCCTTAATAGGTTCTTGTCTAATACCCTCATTGTTAAGAACCTTTCTAAATATATTAGTAAACCAAGACATAATATCCTTTCATTTATGTTAATTTTCATCCCAAGGCAATAGATCATGAACACCCTGTTCGGCTAAAAGCACTCTATTTTTCCAATGTTCATCCTTGACATCATCTTTATTTTGACCCCAATAACCTACTGCATGACCATTTTCACATAACCATTTGTTTACATTAGTCCATCCATTAAAGTCATGTCCATCTT